GTAAAGTCTACATAACGAGTCTTAATACTTGATATGTCGCCCTTCCAGTATGAGTTTAGCTTAGTTCTAAACAATTCAAACGACTCAGGTACAGCTTCTACCATAGCGTTTATAGACGCAAGACTAGATCTAAGTGTAGCTGTGTCACCGTTAAACGGATAACGTATAGCAGCACCTAATGCTGTAGATAGAGGTCTTAAGAATGTTGCAGCAGATGTACCCATGATTGCTCGGATTGGTGTTTTCGGGCCAGATAATATACTATGACTCATTACACCTTCTAGCTCACGTATCATAGCACCTGTACGATCTACACCACCTTCTGTTAGCTTACCACCTTTTATGATAGTACGAGCCCACTTGTCAAAGTCATCAAGTGAGTTGACATCTTTCATCATAGAGAAAGCCTCGAACACAGCCTGTAGTAACTCATCGTCACCATCTTTTGAGATCTTTAATACAGAAAGTACAGCCTCTCTGGTGTCAGCCATCTCTTGTGTCATTGCATCATCTATAGCTCTTTTACGTGCCTTACCAGCACCTAACGCTCTAAATGAGTCTGACTTTACAAATCTAGCTTTTTTAGTTTCATACAAAGCTGTAAGCATCGTGTCAACTATCTGTTTAGCTGGGCCATCTATATCATTAAGATTGACTATATCCATTATCTCTCTACCAGCTATACCTGTATCTCGTAACTGTCTTAACAGCGTACCAGACACTAGGTCAGCAATAACAACATTCTTCGATGTCCATACTTCGACACCATCAATAACATCGTTAGTTTCGTACAACTCTTTAAGATACTCTGCTGGTGACATATCAACAGCATTTCTACCCTGTGTTATACGCTGATGTCCTTCTACAGCTTCTCTAAATGTAGCTGCTAGAGCTCGCCTGTCGCCTTTTGCAGCTGCCAAGTCTTTTGCAAACTTTTCACTGCTAACAAGTCCTTTGTATATACGTTCAACAGTTGCATCATCTGTACCACCTTTGAGTGCTATACGCTCACGTTCTACTGGTGTAGTAACAGAGCCTGTAGATCCTTCTTCAGAACCCCACTCGTTACGTGTACGTGATAACTGTTGACGAGCTACATCTGGTTCAACCTGTGATGTGTGTGCCCCTTGGTGTGGCTCTGCTACAGGAGCGTTTTTATCTGCTCTAAACTGTACTTCGCCCTCTCGTAGCTGTGCTATACCAGCTTCAACTGTTTGATCTTTTACACTTTTATTTCTAGCAGCTATCTGCTCAAGCACTGGTTGACTGCCTTTCTTAAGACCATAAGCTAGTCCATCAAAAAATAGACCTATGCCCATACCTTCTACGATGTTTTTTATCTTCATCATAACAGGATGGTCTGTGTCTTTAGTAGCTAGTGGTGTGTCAAACCAGCCATATCTTTCACGCAATGCACCCATAGCGTTCATCTCGTCTGACTCTTTAGATACAAGGTCAGACACAGCACCTACAGCTGCACCTCTTGCAAGGCTACTGCTAGCTACACCGGCTAGGCCAGCTGGTATTGTAACCAGACCTGTAGCTGCCGCTGCCTTAGCTGCTGCAACTGTACCGAGTGCAAGTGTACCAAAGTGTACTAATCCACGTAGCTGTTTACCCCACCATGTTTTGGTTTCGATAGGGTTATCGTAAGAGTTAAAAGGAGTCCACTCTGGTTTGTAGAATCCTTTTTCTTCTTTCTCTCTTTGCATTTCACCTGATAACGCATCTACTGTACGCTCAGGAAATGTTGCAATCGAAGACGCAGTATCTTGTATACCACCAGATAGAATAGACTGCCCTTCTTTTATAAAAGCTTTAGCACCCCATGAATCGGCGTTACGAGGGTCGACTTGTTCATCAACCCTCTGCTTTTGCTCCGCTGTTTTTTCTGCTTCTACAGCTTGTTCTGCTTGCTCTTTCTTTTCATACTCATCTATAAACTCACCATATTTTTCTACAGCAGCCTTAGAAGCTTCAATATCTAAAGAGTAAGCATCACCGTAATTTGATTCTTCTATCATCGTTTAGTCCGTTTTCGTCTTCCTTGTGTTTTTTGTAATGGTTCTGTTTCTATGCGTTCTTTTTCTACAATCTCATCTATCTCTTGTCTCTTAGGTACACCAGTAACAATTCTGTAACCAGCCTTGATTAAGTTATCAGCGCCATACTTTTCAAGATCTGTTACAAATACTTTTGCAACTTGACGTTGTAGTTTGTCAAAGTTAGTCATTTCATAACCTTCTAATAAAGGAAATACTTTTTTGATAGCTTGCATTTCATCATATGTAAATCCTGTAGCTTCTACCCAAGCTGCATCACTATTTACAACAGTAAGTCCAGCCATAGCTCTCTTACGTCTAGTAATATTGTTCTGCGCCTTTAACATACGCATAGCTGTCTGTAGGTTTTCTGATATCTTTTCATCATCTTTAACGCCTAGCTGTTGTAGTAAGTCCAACGCTTCAAAACCACCAAAACCATAGTAGCCTATATTAGTAGCATCAAGATTATAAACAGCATTTTCTAGTTCTGCCTTAGTCATCTCTTGTAAAGATTTAACCTTTGGTAATCTAGATAATTGTCTAGATGTTTTACCTTTACGCATAGCTACCAACTTAGGTGACTCTATACTATCAAATGTATTGTTAGGGCCAGCTTTCATAGCTTTAGCTGCGGCAGTAAATGTTGGTAGTGATTCTGCACTGATTTGTAAGAACTTACCCTCAGTAGGTTTGTTAAGTAAAGCTATTCTATCATCATCTGTGTAGAACTCCATAGTCTCATCCCACTTAGCAATCTTGGCAGACTCGTCAGTTGTTAAATAGTTTACAGCTCTAGATCTATACAAAAACTTTTGTAAGCTAGTCATTGGTACTTTTTTACCATTGACCATTTTAAACATAGGTACGTCATCATAGAAACTAATAATATCTGTATTCAGTGTACCACCACTGTCTCTCCAACCTTTTGCTCTTTCAAAGTTGTTTTTCTCGGCTAGGTTTGTAACTTCTGTTGCATCTTTCAGCCCCTCATCATCTATGTACGATTGTACAAACTCTTTCTTAGCGTTTAATAATGGTATACTTACACTACCGCCTATACTCAAAGGTGCATCATAGACATTGTTATCTAAATTAGTTTTAACTGTATTATAAACACTCGATAGATGTTCGGTAATAGTGTATTCTTCATTATCATTCGGGCCTAAAGTTGATAATTTTCTCTCTAAGATTGGTAATGATTTAAGAAACTCCCTATCAAAGTCAGCTTTCATGCGTCTAAAGATCTGATTGTCTGCACCAATTAAGTTATTTCCTTTTCCTTTATCACCAAATAAATGCTGTTTAACTGCACTTTTTATATCATTGTCATGAAACTCATTTATTACATCTTGATATTTAGCTTTTTGATTAACCTGTACATCATTCTTACCTGTATCAGCCTTAGCTAAAAACTTATTTAAAGCATCGGTAAGTTTTGGTTGACCATCTATTGTTACATCATATAATAGTGTACCATCACCGTCAACTTGGTTACGAGCATAAGAAATCCATTTAGCTTGTAAAATAACCATATTTGACTCATCAAGAAACTCTGCTAATTTTACAGGATTGTTTCTTAATCTTGCTATTTCATCGTATATATTTTCTTTATCCCATGAAGTTCTTAGATTAGCCTTACGCTGGTCTAACTCGTTTGCAGCCTCAGTCTGTACAGCAGATAAAGCACCTGTAATACGTCTTTCAAATCTGTCTTTTAGTTGTTTAGATATAAACTTATCAGGAACATTTATTAAACCATTAAAGACTTCTGTTTTTCCATTACGAGTTATTTCAATAGGAGCTTCGTCAAGTAAATTAGCTAAGTTAGCGGGAGAAATTAGTGTACCTTCTCCTCCAGCAAATGCGTCTTTTTGTATGTCAGATACAATCTGATCTTCTAAATACTGCATGGCTAGTGGGTAAGACCCCGGTTGATTCTTAAACTCTGTTGCTCTAATGTCATCAAGTATACCACCTTTTTTAAATAATGCGTTAGCATCATTAGTTATGACAGCTTCTCGTATATCAGAGTTTCGTTGAGCTGTTCTAAAATTCTTTAGAGCTACTTCTTGCCCGTAAGCCCACTTTTCTCGTATACTATCTCTAGCTTCAAAAATCTTAGGTGTTATCTTTTTTACATATCTTTTAAAAATACGATCATTTGTAATGTCAATATCATTTTCTAAAGCTTCATATAAAGCTGCACCATATAAGTTTTTTACAATTTTATCATCTATCTCAGCGTAAGCCTCGCCTGTAGTACTAATCCCATCTAATCCTATTTCAGATGATTTACGAGTTGCTATAGGTTTAAAGTGATCTCCTATGCTGTTAGCCACTTTTCTAATGTTAGCACCATCTATATCTGTATGAATTAGATTAAGTTCAGCTAACTCTGTATCTTTTTTTGCATCACCTGTTAGAGTTTCAGCTTCGTCTCGTAATTCACGGCCAGCATCTTTTCTTTCTGTTTCAAGTTTTGCTTCACTAGCATTAAACTGGTCAACGGCATCAACTCTTGCTTTATCAGCAAAACCAAGACCTAATTCAAATGCGTCGTTTTCTTTATCTACTGCATCAGATACTTTTTTAAATTGAGCTGCTGCTGAAAACACTCCGGCAACTTGCTTCATAGTATTAAGAAAACTACCTTGATCTTTTATCTTTTCATAGTTTTTAACACTTTCAAAAAATGCCCTAGTGTTGGGCATATCAATAGTTTCTTGATTCTTAATTATAGCATCTGTAAGATCAGCTTCTTCAGATCCATAGTTAGATTTAGAGGAGCTCGTAAACGCATCACGAGCCACTCCAAGCTGTCTATTAAACTCCGACATTTACTACCTCCATGTCAACGTCTATTTTACTGTAGTCAACAGTTAGATAGTTTTGATCTATACCTACAGCCATAGGATTCTTTTGTACAACATCTTGAGCCATAGCTCCACGGAATCGTACATTACCGCCTTTATAATTAAATTCGTATATATTGTAGCCCTGTGGTGATACACCAACTTGTTCTACATTTTCTTTTAGTTTTATATCACTACTAAATACACCTAAAGTTTTCAGACTACCTGCAATACTTAGTCCACTCTGAGCAAGTGATAAAGCACCTCCAAGTCTGTTTGTTGGTGGCAGCATTACTGGTGGTGGTGGCTGTGCGGGTAATCCTAGCTTCTCTCTAGCTCTAGCTTGGAAACTTCTAAAACTACGCATAGCTTGACTCTGCTTCTGTGCAGCTTGTCTGCCAGCTACAGTTGTTACTACACCTTCAATGCCTGCTTTTGTTTGTAAATATTTAGTTAGTGCAGATCTTCCAAATGATTTGGCTCTACCACCTTCGTTTGCTTTTCTACTACGTAAATATGCAGCATAAGCTTTTTGTTGAGCTAACCTACCAGCACCTGTCTGGTATAGTATATTCTGTCTGATGTCGCTTTGGTCACGACTCAAGCCTATAACTGATCTGTCTAAGTTACGTGCAAACTGTGTTTCTCTATTCCAAAATGATAACGCTCTTTGTCTATGTATAGCGTCTTGTTTTTTAGCTTCGGCTCTGGCTTGTGCCCTAGCTCCAGCGTTAGCGTCTACGCACACGGCAAAATTCAATAAATGTTACATTGTTTGGCCCATGGTTTAACTTACGTAAAAACTTAAAGCCTAGAAACTTGAGCAATCTAAGATGTGCTGTGTTTCTAACGTCAACTATATTCCAAAGAAGTGGCTCAGTACGGCTATCGACATACCGTTTGGCCTCTCTTGCGAATGTAATTGGGTATCGGTGAATCTCTGGAGTGCAAAGCATCCATATGTCACCTTCATCTCCTACTCCGGCCATGCCAGCAGTCTTGCCGTCAGGCACTGTGAAATACACGTAGGATGGGTTCTGAGACATCAGAAAGGGTAAGGCGGTAGGATCTATCCCATGGCCTTCTTTGACCTCTCTGTGGTCATCTGGACGGAGATTAGAGGCCACTTCCTGAGCAGCCTCCAATGTGATTGGGTGTATATAATTAGACACGTTGATAAAATTTGGGTGAATAGTCGCCTTCCCAAGACAGCGCAAGTAGCGTAGCTGGGGCAGGGTGTGAAGATTTGAGCTTTATATCTACGTTTGTGTTACGTTCGTAGACTGGGATAGTTTTGATAAACTCTTCGAGATATGGTGCATCAGATGCCTCGTACTCGTCCAGTTCTGTTGATTCGTATACTTCTGTGTAGTCTGGTTTACCGACTCGTTCAAGTGTTGTTTCATAAAGTCCAATCTTTCCAAAGTGTAATTTAATTCTATGTAAAATTAACGATGAGTTGACATCAGCAGCTACTTTATCCCCTGTACCTTTTGTAGGATAGAAGGTAGGAAAAGTAACTTCGTAGTCATAGATGTAACCTATTGTAAGAGTTACACCCGACCAGTTACCGGGTAAAGTAAAACTTGTACCTGATACTGTAGGTTTTGCATACCGACCAACACGAGTTGATGCGGAGTTTGTGTCAATCACTACTAGCTCATAGTTAGGCGAAGTAACTGTATTTAACCAGCCCACACCACTGAAGGTTGTGGTGTTTGTAGTTGAGTTAAAGCTGCCACCGCTAACAGTAGTATGATTATCCACATGAAGTAAGAAGTCGACATTGTCTTGTACTATAGAAGGGTCTGAATCAGCCTGCACTAATTTTATACTTTGTAGATAATAGTCAGAATCTAAAAAGAAATACTCATCATTGATAATAAAATGATATACCAATGGGTTGTTAAGCTTCCATCTAAACCATGCAGCCTGCTGTCGTTTGTTGGCTATCTGTAAATACTTATAACCAAAGACTATATCTGAGTTTGTTTTACCCATCAATACTATAGAGTTTTCTCTAGAGTTAGTAATGAGGTCTATATCTTTTGGTAGTAGAGTAGGTACAATCTTACTTACTTCTACAACGTTTGGTTCTCCCTCTCTCTGCACGTTTGCCATTTCATTGAAGCGACTAAACTTACCAGAGTTATCTATATAGGCAACAGTTGTGCCCAGAGATATAGGAGGTATTGTTTCGTTATAATTAAATGTAGCTACACTACGCAGTTTAGCTGTATCTGGATTCAAAACTGTATCATCAGATGCTAATAAGAACTGTTGGTTTGTACTAAACACAAGCAAACCTGTGTTGATTTCGATACCATCGAATAGTTCTGAAGGAAACATAGATGCGGCAGATATATCAATTGGGTCACTTGCTGATGTTGTAAGTGCTGACTCTACAAAAAAGTCAGGTGTACCAAGGGTTCCCGGTCGTGAGGTTACAACATTCTCACCTGACAGCAATGCTAATCTGTTACGGAAAAACAATACTTTATTTATTCTACCAATAAAAGTATTACTATTTGATTTCGGTAATCCATCACTGGTCTTTATAAAAGAAGGCAACGGGTTAGTCAAGTCATCACCAACTCGCCTATCTTGATACGTAAACTGCTTGACAGTAAATGTATCTACAGCCGTACGTTGAATAACAAGTGGCATGTTAGTTAGGGTTTTAGCTATGCCGGGTTTTGCACACTCAGACCAAGATCCAGAGCCATCTTGATTATTCTCTCCGTCAAAGCGTACATAGTAGTCGTCTTCATCTGCCATTCGAGAGTTAGAAATCTTAACTATATAACCATGCTTACACTGGTTTGGTAAGTTTGTTACATCGTTAACAGAACTTTGCATGACACGCATAAGATCTTCTTCTACAACCTCTACGTTAAATGGGTTAGCACTGGATAGATACATACCAGAACCAATAATCTTAGCACTGATACCTGATATAGCGTCAATCTCTTCTTTTAAACTACCTAAGATAGCGTCAGCAGTCACAGCAGTCTGTGCATCAAATGGTGTAGGAGCTGGCCTAATTAGACCTAAGTTAGCCTGTACAGTTGTTCTTTCGTGATCTACAACTTTGATGGTATATGTAGCAGCAGCATCTGGTGTACCATTACCGTTAGTATCTGCACCACCAGCAGCTGAAGTAAGTGTAGCTGTAACTGTGTCATTTGTAACATAGCCTTCGCCACCATGTAGTAGTACAGCTTCTCTATTGTAGCTACATCTATAGTCCTGTCCACCCGCACCATTTTGGGTAGCACCATAGTTAGGACTTACACCTTGTTGACCTAAAACGTTAAGTCTAAATATTAAGTTTGTTTTACTGCCAGAGTCTATACTAAATACCTGTGTACCTATACCGGGACAATGGCCTGTACCATCAGACTCGTCAAGGTTATCACTTTGTATTTCGATACGTGTAGCACGATCGAGAGTTTGTGTATTAGTATTGTTTGATATGTTTAGACCATACTGCCTGCCATTTTCTGTACGTAGTAGTTCTATAAAAGCAAAGTGAGCATCTGGTGTAGCATCTGTAGTTCCAGTATGACCTACAGCGGTATTAGTATTATATTCATCACGATTAGTAACAAAGGTGGTATCGTTGATGGTAAGTGTCTGTAAGTTTTCATGTGCACCTTTTTTAATATAAGTTAAGGCAGTGCCTGCTGATATAGTGCCGCTTGCAGAGTCAACTAATGTAAATGTATTAGCACCTGTTTTAGTTATTGAGTATGTACCATCTGTAGCTCCACCAGTAAAATCAGCTATTACAATATCACCTGTGCTTAAGTTATGATTACTAGATGTGACTGTCACTGTTGTACCTGATCTACCATATGTAGCACTTCTATCAGTTTTTAAATAGTTTTGTATAGCCGTCTGCCCACCTGTGCCATAAACTGTAGTCATTAACTGTCCGTCCTTACAACGCCAGACTCTGACTTGACCATCAGATGCTATCTGTCCAATATAAGATCCTTCTGTTTCGTCACGAAAGTAATGAAACCACGAACCTCCACTCTGCACACTGGATAGAGCATCGGTTCCTATTCTTTTAGCACCCGGCCTTTTGAAAAGACCTTTAGTTACATCTGGTATAGCGTTTATGGAATCTGAAACCTGACCGGGAAATTTCAAGTTATCAGGCTGCTCTGATATACCCAATGAGTATTGTGGAATGGTTTGTGTTACGCCTGCCATTATCTCCTTAGATTTCTAAATGGTTGATATGTTTGGTATGATGTACCTTCTGGGAATCCCATCATGCTGTAGTCAGCTTGGTTGCACTCATACTCTTGTAGTGCAGCTCTTGCCTGCTGCTCCTGTACTCCTAATAATCTTACCAACCCTGCGTTAGCAACGAGTTGTGTAGCTGCAATTCTACATGCTCTGTATATTATATATCTTCTAAATACAATAGGTAGATCTTCAAAGACATACAGCCTGACAATATCAAGATCTACGTCACCGTCAAACTCGTCTGTGTGTGTAGACTTGTCATACAAAAATCCATTACGACGTACGAGGTCACTAGGTCTACGAGCTTGGTTGTCGTGTAAGTCCATAGAAAGTATGTCAGCACCTATTGCAATCTTCTTGTTTGCATCAGGTGTAAACTTTACATGCTGCTCTGAGTTGAAATGCCAGCCTTCTGACTGTGTATCAACATTAGCATCACGTAGTAAATTAAATATAAATGATACCTCTGGGTTGTCAAAATTGAGAGTTGTGAGAGGTGCTTGTCCGATAGCTCCCAGTATAGAGTTCACTGCGGATAGTTCGGTATCGGTGTCAATAGTTGTGGTAGCCATAAGAAAAAGGGGAGCCGAAGCCCCCGTATAAAAATAAAAATTAAGCGTTAGCTGGGTATGTAGTACCAAACGCAGCAGGCTTAGTTGTTGTTCCAGCGAACAATTCAACACAAGCAGCAGGGTTTAGGAAGTCCGCTCCCATAGCTAGTCTTCCAAGAATTACGTCACCTTGGTATACAACAGAAACGTCACCTGAAGTTACCTGAACCTGTGGCCCGATAGCTTCTACAACAGCAGCAGCTTCTCTTTGGAAGATAAGTCCGCAACTCTGACCGAAGTCGTTTGAGTTTCCGTAGTTGTTATTGATACCAGTAACTGAAGATCTTGCGTCTTCTGTAGAAACTTCTACGAAGTCTCCTGTGTTACCGGGGTTAGGTACTGCTAAGTCACTACTTGCAGATGCACCTGAGTTAGGAGCATACTTTGTACCATATCTGTTGAAGAATGGGATGTTCATTGACTTGAAGATCTGGATGCCTGCAATTTCAATGATGCCTTGTCCACTCTGTAGAGCTGTACCTTGTACATCTCTGTTTACAAGACCGTTAGAACCTACAGCTTGTATAAGTTCGTAGTACTGTCTTGGGTTTAGAACAGCAACTCTGCCTTCAGTTCCAACACCCTTCTCGTCTAGTGCAGCAGCTGCATCATAGAAAGCTGAGATTAGGTGTGTTGAGTTGTAAGCATCGTCTGCGTCTGATCCAGCACCAACTTGGATCTGTGTTCCACCGGGCTCTACGAAGTTTGTCATAGAAACAGGAGAAGCCTGTCTAGCACCTTTCGCAATAGCACGGAAGATAAGTCTGTCATACTTCTCTGCGAGAGCATAACCGATCTTGTTTGAGATTTCACCACGTAGGTCGTAGTGTGCTAGTGTCTCGTCTAGCTCATAAACAAAAGCTGAACTAATTAATAGGTCATCTATTGTCACAGTTTTTTCTGCAACTGGTGGAGCCTTCTGGTCGTTACCTAAGATGCTCTGGCCGGGTGTATGATACTCGGCTGTTGTTCTACCAGTGTAGATGAACTGCATTGACTTACCAGAAGTTAATGTTCTCTTCTGTACTAAGTCTCTTGCAATGGTGTTTCTCTGGAAGCCTTTAAACATCTCTCCTGAGAAGAGTTTAAGATAAAGGGCTCTAGGATCATTACCACCATTAAGTGCACCCGGCCTTGTTAGCTGGGTTGGGTTTACGTTCGACTGATGGTCGAAACTTCCGGGGTATGCCATTTCTAATAAGAATGTATAGTTTGTACGTTCTTCAGATCTGAAAATTTTTTGGCCATTTTTGTGGTCTATCCCACCGTCTAGACGGATTGAGGTATCTGCCTTAGCAGGCTCGCTCCAATAGAGATGGGAGGACTTGAACCTCCCTGTGTGGCCTATTTACCAACTACTCTTGTGTACTCAATACCACGATATACGTAAGTTACAGTCATTGTAATCTCCCATATACCAAGCCCCGTTCCATGCTTGGGTGTCATGCGTCCAATAAAGGATGAACGGACGTTAGATTAGCCTATAACTGGTGCAGTTAAGGCAACGGATGTAGACTCAGCTGATGCTAAGTCAAGTGGAAAGTTGTGTGCGTTACGCTCGTGCATAACTTCAAAGCCTAAGTTAGCTCTGTTTACAACGTCAGCCCAAGTTGGAACGATTTTACCGTTTGAGTCAACGATGGACTGATTAAAGTTAAAACCATTAAGGTTGAAAGCCATGGTGCAGATACCCATTGAGGTGAGCCATATGCCAACCACGGGCCAAGTAGCCAAAAAGAAATGTAAGCTACGAGAATTATTAAAAGAAGCATATTGGAAAATTAATCTACCGAAGTAGCCATGAGCTGCAACGATGTTATATGTTTCCTCATCTTGTCCAAACTTATAACCATAGTTCTGTGATACCTCTTCTGTTGTTTCCGCAATGATAGAGGAAGTAACGAGACTTCCGTGCATAGCAGAGAAAAGAGATCCACCGAATACCCCAGCAACACCGAGCATGTGGAACGGGTGCATAAGGATATTGTGTTCTGCTTGGAATACGAACATGAAGTTAAAAGTACCAGAAATACCAAGAGGCATACCATCACTGAAACTCCCCTGTCCGAAAGGGTAGACTAAGAATACAGCAAGTGCTGCTGATAGTGGAGCTGTGTAAGCCACGAAGATCCACGGTCTCATTCCGAGTCTGTATGATAGTTCCCATTGTCTGCCAGCATAGGCTGCTACACCGATGAGGAAATGAAAGACAACAAGTTGGTATGGGCCGCCATTATATAGCCACTCGTCCAGTGTGCCGGCTTCCCAGATAGGATAAAAGTGCAGTCCGATTGCATTGGAGCTTGGAACGACTGCTCCAGATATAATATTGTTCCCGTATAATAACGAGCCGGAAACTGGCTCACGTATGCCGTCTATGTCTACAGGCGGTGCTGCGATGAAGGCGAGTATAAAACAAGTTGTTGCAGCGAGTAAGCAAGGGATCATTAAGACACCGAACCAACCTACGTATAGTCTGTTGTTTGTGCTTGTAACCCACTCGCAGAATCTCTGCCAGTTACTGGCTTGGCTTTCTCTTGTTACTGAGATAGCTGCCATTAAAATACACCGGGTATTATTTGACCTGTTGTTGCGTAGGCTCCTACAGCTGCTACGAATCCGAGCATTGCTGCCCAGCCATTAAATCTTTCTGCTTCGTTTGTCATTATTGGATGTTTGTTAATTGGATAGTTTTCGATAACTCTTGGTGGAGTTTCGTTTGCAAATAAGTTTTGGGGTGACATATTTTTTCTGAAAATTTATAAGGTTTTGTAGGTAGGTGGGAGAGCCCTTCAACCCACCTTGTTATTTCTTGCGTCTTTTGTGATTGTAGTTTATACGGCGACTACTTGTCTTAGTTCTGTTGAACTTAGCCTTTTCACTACTGGACATTTCACCTGTAGTCTTAGGTGTTTTAGATGACACACGTCTAGATGGTCTGCAAGCTGGGTAGCCTTTTCGCTTCTCACCTTTCTGTCTGCCACAGGGCTTACCAGTTTTGGTGTCAACCCATTTCTCTTGAAACCATCTTCGTAAACTCATTTTCCTACTGTCTTTTGTGCTTTTTTATGGGCCTCTGTAAAACTTTTACCCGCTCTCATTTCCTTACGCATCATTGCCATGTGTTTGGAAGAGTGATGCTTAGAGTGTTTTTTAAGCGTTTCTTGCTGGCGTTTTGTCAGTGCTGCCATTACTTTCGTTTACCTCTTGTGTATCCTTTGGCGGTTTTTCTAACACCACCTACTTTGACCTGACCCTTACATACTTTAACAGCATATGCGTTTGCGTATGCAGAAGGGTAGACCTTGAACTTTCTTTTGGCAGCTGCTTTACCACGTGGACATAGTTTACCCATTAGCGTTTCTTACCTCCATGCTTGCAGCCACATTTAGATCCTTTTTTGTGTGCCATTAGTTTTCTTTATCGGTGTCTTGTCACCTTTTGATTCGGTGATTTTCATTCTGCCTTTTTCATCAGGCTCGTGGTATGTTTTCATCAGCACTTCCATCTGCGTAGGGCAAGAGCCTTTCGTGTAGGCTTGCCGTTTGGTTTTTTCATTGGGCCTTTTACACCTTTCATACGGGCACAAAATGACCTCTTTCTAGCCCCTCCTCCGGGCTGTGGAGCTTTGAGATTAGAGCCAGTGGCACGATTGTACTTGGCTCTTCCCTTCGCTGTCAGGCCGCCTTTGCGACTCTTCTCACCTCTTCCGAGAGACAGGCTTACTCCCTTTCGTTTTCTTTTTGCCATTTTTAAGTTTCTTGAAGTCAGCTCCTGTGATTTTATCTCGGGGTGGTGCTACTCTGGCAATCTTCATTTGCTTGGCAGAGTACTTCTTTTTACCTGATGGCTTAGGCATTACCAAATACCGGGTATGATTTGCCCTGTCCAAGCGTAGTTGAGGAGAGCTGCGGCTATACCTATCATAGCTAGTCTTCCGTTAAGCTCCTCTGCTGGATGCCATTTTTGGTTTTCGTGGTTGTGGGGTGTCATTTCTTTTTCTTTTTAGTGGTTTTCTTTTTCTTGAGTTCAGCAAGCTTCTTGTTCATTTTGCCTTTTGGCATAGATTTTCCGTACATGATTAAAACTCCAAATCAGATCTGTCTAGTTTTTCAATTATGTCTTGTCTGTAAGCTGGATCTCTGTCGTAACGAGGATCGTTCATCGCTGCGACTAGCTCTTGCTGACTGCGGAAGACATCACCGCTTTTGGTTGGTGCTTTACCTGTAACCATTCTACCTTCTACTCCGTTTGCTGCGTCGTATTCTGCCTTGAGTCCTGAGACTGCTAGCTTGATAGCTTCGATGCTACCAGTTTCTACGACCTGATCGAACGCAGAGATTGCAGATTTGTCAAGGTTACTCTTAGACCAATTAATTATATCTGCGTAAGCCTGTTCGCCACCCGCTGAGTTCTTGATCTGATTGATGTCAGAATCAGTTATTGCAGGGGCTGGTTCAGAGTTTACTGATTGTTGATACTCTGGGTCAGCTTGTACTTCTAAATAAGCCTTGATTAGATCTTGGCTTGACATAGAAGAAAACTTAGACAAAGTCTCGTCTGATAACTTGTTACCGTTATCAAAGTATTCTTTACTAGCGTCAGTGATGAGCGTAGCACCTTCGGAGAATTTAGGTTTCTCCTCGGGCTGCTCCTCTGCACTAGCTGTTTCTTCACCCTCACCCAGTTTCTTTTGTAATTCTACATAAGCTTTCTCTAGCTCTTGAGCATCCTTATACTTACCAGCATATAGTTTCTCTTCCTGTTGAGATAGTTGTTCTCCAACTTGAAGAGAGTCTTGCTCTTCTGGTGTAAGGTTGTCAACTGTAGTTACGTTCTGTGGTTCTTGGTATGATAGTGTTTCTGCCATTACTTATTGTGGTGGTGTAAATTGTTCAATGGCTGCTTGTGCCTGTTCAGCTAGCTGTGGATTCTTTGCTGGATCCATCAGTGGTGTGCCAGCTAACTGACCGGCTTGGTTGACAAGAGACTGGTTTGCTGCGTCTGCCTGAGCCTGAGCCTGCATTTCCTGTAGTTGCTCTGCTGTGCGTACAAGATTTAGTATGTCTATACCTTGTGCAGCTGCTAATCGTTTGATAGCTTCAGTAGGATCTATGTATTTAGCTAGAGCCTCTGGGCCTAGTGTCTGACCAACAGTAGCCACAAATCTAGTAAGAGCTTCATTATCCTGACCTCTGCCTAGACTATTGATACCAGCTACTATCTTGGGTCTTACCAACTCTTTTGGTAACTTAGGTATCTGATTACTACGCTGTAATATCAGCATAGTTCTGTTTAAATATGGTATGAGAAACTCAACCGTAAGTAGACTAAACAAGCCACCTAACGATTGTTCTAACTCAAGCTGTGTAAGGCGTACCTCCTCAGCTGTAACTCTTTCTGCGTTCCTGATGTTCATAACCAAGAAGGCTTCAAGTATTCTTCTTTCTATTTGCTGCGATAACTGTGCAGCTGTAGCAAAGTCTGCTGTCTTACCGACTTGCACGACTCCTACATCTTCTGGTCTACCCTGTATGATAGCTCCGTTACCAGCTTTGGCAAGTGTCCCGGGCTTGGTTGTAGCAGATGGTGATACAAGAAATACAACTTTACTTGCAACACTCGCACCTTCTACGAGAGCTTGAGATAAACCATCGAGACTCCTTAGATCCCCGATAAACTCTTCTACTCTACCACGTCCGTAATCTTCTCCGTCTACTGTATTGAATCGAAGCACTAACCATGGAGAGGCGTTTTTGGGTGCTGTGCTCTGGCTTCCGGCTAGTATCATATCGTCTACCTCCTGATGCCACCTCCAGCTACCACTACTCTCGTCCATCTTAACACAGGTGTATACCTCAGCGTCGTCTTCTCCAGCACCATATTCTGAGTCACTATTGACTTCATCGTTAGGTGTAGGCGGTGCAATACCTAGTACCTTACGGCTTACCATTTCTTTGGTAATTATCTCTATAACGTTACCGTTACCATCTCGTTCGACTACATATCTGTTCAATGGATAGTGCTTTAGACCATCCTTACCCATGAATATCAGGGCATTACCAGATACAATAAGATGCTTTAGTGCTTGGTGTAGCACAACTCTATCGTTCGATGCTGCAATGTAGTCCATAATCAATCTCTCTATCTTTGAGAATGATAAATCCATCTCGCTTTTCATCGAGGGGTCGAGCTGCTCACCCAGCTTGTCTTCTCTTACCTGTAGTTTGAAGAAGGCTGTCTGTGGTGGTAGTATTGCTAGCATAAGTTTAGCTGCAAGTGTTACCACTGCCTTTGCTCCTACTGACTGATAGGGTTGGAGTAGAGTTCTTTTGCCGGTTGCGTCGTCATCTTGTCTGACGAGATAAGGTAAGGTAAGTTCTGAACACTCTACTGCTGTATCAAGAAACTGAGTTCTGCCTGATGATAGCATAGAGTATTTAGTCCTTGCCTTATACATTCAATCCTCCTGTTTCAGTGCCGGTTTCTCCACCGCCTGTGTTAAGGCTGATTTTGAGAGCATCTGTGCCTTCTCTCTGGGCAGTACCTTTAGGGTCTTTCTTAGCTGTTGTACCATACTCAACGCCTGCTACCTCATCTGGGTCTAGTAGCTCCTTTTTACTGGGTAGTCTGCTAGCCTGAGTTAGGTCAGGGTTTCTTGGTTGAATAGGTTGTGGTGCAGGGGCTGCCGGTGCTGGCGGCCTTGATCTAAATATGCACATCGTCGTTTAGTATTGATTTAATATATTGTACGACCGACTCTTGGCCGGCCCTGTACATGATGGAGGCATGATCCTCCTTGGGGTGGACTGGATACCAAGCGAACTTGGATTCCAAATCCTCTACTAACTTCTCAAGCTTCTCTGAATAAAACTTAAGCGTATTGTGGGAGGTTTGTATTTGCATGTTCAAAGAACGCTGGCATGCGAGCTGCTTTTGTGTCGGCAAACTGTGGTGCTTTGCCTTCATACATCAGCCGGTCGCTCGCATCCAGCCAGAATGTTTTGTCTAGGTGTTTATCCGGTGAAGTTTTTAGGGGTTGTAGTACCCATGATATAGTTGCCTTCCGAAGCTTGTCCAAAGAATTACTAGGAACAAGACCCAGCTCACGGCATACAAGACTATTTGTCGCCACGTGGATTTGTTCATCTCTGGATATATCAGCTGATACTGTTCTGAGAGCAG